GTATTTAGTCCGTATATTCCATTAATTATGACTCCGCTTGTATATGATCCGGTGAACTTCACTCCACGTAAAGGTGTCATGACACGTTACGCTAAGAAAGTAGTTCGTCCAGAATTCTACGGAAAAGTATACGTACATGGTCTTAACACGCTTTAATAGTTAACTTCGATTAGAATTAACAATTAACGAATTAACTAATTAAACAAGAAAGGGTGGCTTCGGCCACCCTTTCTTACTGTTTGTATATTTATATTAAAAGATATCATGGCAGTAGAAAGAACTAAATATGAAATGTTTGCAGAAATACGTTATGCTGGTCGACTTATCGATGTATTAGATCGAATACGAGCTATACGCATGGTTTTAATGGTTCATATAGAACGAGACATGGGTCCAGATAAAGAATTAATTAAAATAAAAGTTATGACTGCATATCCTCCAAAAGAAACATTTTTTGCTATAAGAAAAATGTGTTTAGGAAAAATTGAAACATTAAAAGATATGAATCTTTTACAATCAACACTTACAAAATTATTTTAAGGTTATCATTTATGTCTACACAAAATCGAGAAAAAACGCCACCAAAAACTGATGTTAAATTTTCAATAACATTATCAGAAGAACAAAAACAAGCAAAAGCGAAAATTTTAGAAACACCATTTAATTTTATTTTAGGAAAAGCTGGTTCGGGTAAAACATTGTTAGCAGTTCAAATAGCTTTAGATATGTTTTTTAAACGCAAAATAAATAAAATAATTATAACTCGTCCTACAGTTTCAAATGAAGATAATGGATTTCTTCCAGGATCATTAGCAGAAAAAATGGATCCATGGTTAGTACCATTGCGCAGCAATATGCGAAAGGTATATGATAAACCCGATGTATTAGAAAAAATGGAACGAGAAGAAAGCATTGAATTAGTTTCATTAGCACATTTTCGTGGTCGTACTTTTGATAGTGCAGTTTGTATTGTTGATGAATTTCAAAATTTAACTAAACAACAATTACAAATGGTAGTATCTAGATTAGGTAAAGAAAGTATCATGATACTCACGGGAGATCGATATCAAATTGATTTAAAATTTGGAAATGATTCGGCAGTACACGAAGTTCCAAAATTAACTAAATCAAAATATGTTAATGAAATTATATTATTAGATAATCATCGACATGAATCATTAAACGAAATTTTAAAACTTCTAAACGAAACGTACTGATATTTATATGAAAAAGGAGCATAATGGATTACAGTGTTCAAAAACCAATATGGCCTGGATCAAGTTCTTTTCAACCTGGTGATACTCCATTTGGATTTTTTGATACAGATGTTATGTTTCAACAACATGCAGATAAATTTGCTAAATTAGCTGCACAAACAATGGGGTATCCAATTATGGATGTAGAACTTCAAGATATAAATTTTTATACTGCATTTGAAGCTGCAATCGTAGAATATTCTAATCAAGTTAATCAAGTAAATATTGTTAATAATTTAGTTAATACGTTAGGAATAAAAACGGAATCTGCATTTTTAACTGATTCTAGTTTTACTGGAGCATTGGTTGGAAATTCTTTTGGTTATATAACTAAATTATCAAAAGCATATGGTACAGAAGCAGATAGCGGCGGTACCATTCCATGGAAAACATTAAAAATTGATGTTATTCCTGGACAACAAACTTATAATTTAATAACAGAAATTTCCAGATCATTAGGATTAGTATTATCATCTGGATCAATTGAAGTTAAACGAGTACTTCATAATGCTCCGCCAGCTATTGTAAGATATTTTGATCCATTTGTTGGTACTGGATTAGGGTCTCAACAATTACTTGATGCATTTGATTTTGGCGGATTTTCACCGTCAGTATCATTTATGATGATGCCAATTAATGCAGATTTATTTAGATTACAATCAATTGAATTTAATGATCAAATACGTAAATCACAATATTCATTTGAAATACACGGTGATGATATAAAATTATGGCCCGTACCGGTACAACCAACTGGTTCTACTTCAGCAACGCCATATTTTAAAAATGTATTTATAGAATTTATTATCACTGAAGATAAAGACAATCAAAGTGTATTATTTGGCAATACTGCACTTTTAAATGATGTTGTAAGTGATGCATCAAATATACCATATACATATCAATCATATAGTAATATTAATGATATGGGGCGCGCATGGATATTTAAATATGGAACGGCACTTGCAAAAGAAATGTTAGGATTTGTACGAGGAAAATATTCATCTGTTCCAATACCAAATGGAGAGGTAACACTTAATGGTAGTGATTTAATATCACAAGGACAAACAGAAAAAGGTGAATTAATAACACAACTTCGAGAATTTTTAGATAAATTAACAAAAGAAAACATGATGACTCGACAAAATGCAGAATCAACACAAATGCATGAAATGTTGTCAAAAGTTCCATTAAAAATCTATGTTGGATAAGGAGTAATCATGGCTTTATTTGGAAGTAAACGGGATGCAAAATTTTTAGCAGCAATTAATTCTGAATTAATTAATTCAATTATTGACACGGAAATACTTTTTTATAAATTAATAGTTGAACAAAGTAATTCAAATTTATATGGAGAATCTGAACAAAAAACATATTATGATTCTATTTTAATTCCATGCATTATAACTAAAGAAACAAAAACGGCAAATATGGATGATTATGGTCATACATATACAAGAACAGCACAATTTGGATTATCTCGAGATTTGTTAGAAAACGCAGAAATATATCCAGAAGTAGGTGATATTGTGTTTTGGGATAATGAATATTATGAAATAGATAATGTAGATGCAAATCAATATTTTGTAGGAAAAAATCCTGATACATGGCCAAATGGTGATAATTATGGATATAGTGTTTCTGTTTTATGTGATGCACATGCAACTAAACAAACTCCACAAAACATTACAAATATTAGACGTGGCGGAAATAATCAATCTCCTGCATTTACAAAAGGAATTTAATGCCTAGATTTAATAGAAAAAATATTGATCAAAAAACAAATAAACCAAACCCGAATATTGTAGAAAGTATTCGAGAAGATCGTATATTAGATCGATCAATGCAAACACGTCGTGATGATGATGTAATACGTTCTCCTAAACGAACATTATATGATATTGATTATGCAATTAAATGGTTTATTGATAACGAAATCAAACCACAAATCGTATCTCAACAAAATATTATATTAGTTCCAGTGATTTTTGCTAACAGCGAAAAATGGGATAATGTTCAACGATTAGGATATCTTCGAGATGAAAAAGGAATGTTACAATCTCCTTTAATTATGTTAAAACGAAATAGTGTTGCAGAACGCGATTCATATAAAACATTAGATGTAAATTGGCCTCAAGCAGAAAATCAAATTGTATATCGACAACGATATAATCCAAGAAATCGTTATGAAGATGAACTATTCCCTATACCATTACAACAATCAATAAATTCACAACAAATATTTATTGTTGATATACCAAAATATGTTACCGTAGAATATGAATTGATGTTATGGTGTGATTTTACTACACAAATGAATGAATTAGTAGATCAAATTTTTACGTATAGTAGATTTGCATGGGGAAATGAATCAAATAAATTTTCTACTACAATTGGATCTATAACATTTGAAACTGTTAATACAGTTGGCGAAGATCGTTTAGTACGAGCAACAATTCCATTAACTGTTCAAGCAACATTGCTTTCCGGACAAGAAGCACGAATATCAACACTTAAAAAAATGTATTCTGTTAAACAAATAACATTTGATACTGTAATAGATATAGAACAATCATTGTTTGAAACAACTAATATACCTATTACAATATTGCAACAACAAAACAATGTTTTCTCTGGTGCACAAATAATTGCAAATACGCCTGCAGGCGTCGTTACAATTAATGCACAAATCATGATGTATTTAACGGAATTAACAGAAAAAATTGCAACATATTTAAATACAACAACTGTAACTATTACTGCTTTTGCCGCTGTTAATCCAGTAACTAATGCAACGGCATCAAAAAATGAGTTTGATGTATTTATTAATGGGCAATACGTTGATAAAGCGGTATACGCGTGGACTCCTAGTGATATTACAACACAAACTATAATTTTTGATACAGCTGCATTGGGATATACACTCAGTGTAAATGATATCATTGTAGTGAAAGGGAGATGGGCATAATGGGACGTCAATTTAGACCTGGACAATTACAAACTGGTTCTTTATTTAATATTTCTTCTAGTTATGCCGTAACGGCATCATTTGCTTTAAACGGCGGTGGCGTCGCTACTATTGATACTAGTTCATTTGTTACCACATCATCATTTAATACATTTACTGGATCAATTCAGCCACAAGTAAATTCATTAACTGCAGCAACTTCAAGTTATATATTAGCATCGCAAACTAGTTCAATGACTGTATTAAGTTCTAGTTTTGCAACATCATCATCATTTTCAACTACATCTTCATATGCTCTCAATGCTGGCACTACAGTTAATACTGCATCATTTGTTACTACAAGTTCGTTTAATACATTTACTAGTTCCATACAAACTCAAGTAAATTCATTAACTGCAGCAACTTCAAGTTATATATTAGCATCGCAAACTAGTTCAATGTTAAACCCATATGTTTTAACTTCAAGTACTGCAT